AATTATAATCCAACAGGAATTAATCAGTTCACAGATAAAATGAAATCAATAGAACAAATAAAAAATATTATAAATTCACAACCTAATAATTGGACTGCTAAAGATTTTAGAGGAGAAGGAAAATTAAATAATAAAGATATGGGAAAAGATTTTAAAGGAAAACTTTTAACAAGAGATGATTTAAAAAGAGCGGAAGCAGAAGGTATTAAACCATACACAACTGGTAAAAGAAGATTTATAACAGATGATCCATCTGCAAAAGAAAGAGGAAAATTTATAACAGCTCAACAAGGATCTGAAATGAGTTCTCCTAAAAAATCAGGATATAATGTTTCACATCTTTTCCCAAAAGTAGTTGGTACAGGAGATGTAACTTCAAAGTCTCTAATGATTGAAAAGGAATCTATAAATAGAGGTAAAGAAGGTTTTGATAAAGCAATTAAAAAAATTACAAAAGAACAAAAAAGATTAGTGGATGAACAACCAAAAAATTGGAAATATAAATTAATTCAACAAAATTTTTTAGCAGCACAAACAGCTAAATTATTTAAACAAGAATTAGGAAACAAAGTTAAGGGCACGTTAGGTTATTTTACTGTTAATCCTGATACTTTAAAATTTAATCCTAAAGGAGTTGATCTTGCAAAAACAATTGGTGGTGTTTATGGAGAACCAACAGTTTATAAAACAATGACTAATCCTGAAAGAAAAAATGTTGGAATTCAACAAACTAAAGTTCAAAATGTTATTGATTTTGTAAAATCAAAAGTAAAAGGAGCTGATATTAAAAGAGCCTCTAATATTAGAGTTGGAGGTGGAACACAAGAACAAGTTAAAGATCCACTGGGTGGGCCAGATTTAATAAATGTAAAGAAATTTAATAACAACCCATATGATGATGACTTATAAGAGACTAACTAGAACTATTCCACCTAAATCAGGGCCTCAGAGTCAGGGCTTGAATATTTCTTATAATACTGATAAAACAATCGAACTTACGGAGAAAATAAATGGCAGAGATAGACAAAGCGCTTCCAAACGAACCACGAAAAGAATTTAATCTTCCAGGTGAAGAACAAATTCAGGAACAAGTTGTAGAAGAAGCTCAAGAACAAGCTCAATCACCTGAAGATGTAGAAGTCGTTGAAAACGAAGATGGTTCGGTTGATATTAATTTAGATCCAGCAACTGCATCTCCAGAAGGTGGAGATGAGCACTATGCAAACTTATCAGAATTTTTACCAGATGATGTTTTAGCTGAACTTGCATCTGATTTAAATTCTAAATACATGGATTATTCTTCATCAAGAAAAGATTGGGAAAAAACTTATACTCAAGGTTTAGATTTATTAGGATTCAAATACGATCAAAGAACAGAACCATTTCAAGGCGCATCAGGTGCAACTCATCCTGTATTAGCAGAAGCAGTCACACAATTTCAAGCTTTAGCATACAAAGAATTATTACCAGCAGATGGACCGGTTAGAACTCAAATTTTAGGAATGCCTACTCCAGAAAAAGCTGATCAAGCAAATCGTGTTAAAGATTTTATGAATTATCAAATCATGGATCAAATGAAAGAATACGAACCAGAGTTTGATCAAATGTTATTTAATTTACCATTAGCAGGTTCTGCATTTAAAAAAGTTTACTATGATGAAATGGAACAAAGAGCAGTTTCTAAATTTGTTCCTGCAGATGATTTAATTGTTCCGTACACAGCTACCTCATTAGATGATGCGGAAGCAATTATTCATCGTGTAAAAATTTCTGAAAACGATTTAAGAAAACAACAAGTATCTGGTTTCTACAGAGATATTGATATTGGTAAACCAATGGATAGAGAAACAGATGTTGAGAAAAAAGAGAGAGAATTAGAAGGAGTTCGAAAAACAAAAGATGAAGATGTTTATACTCTATTAGAGTGTCATGTTGATTTAGATTTAGAAGGTTTTGAAGATACAAATCAACAGACTGGTGAGCCGTCAGGAATTAAAATTCCATACATTGTAACTTTAGAAGAAGGATCAAGAGAAATACTTTCTATTAGAAGAAATTATGAAGCAGGGGATCCAATGAAAAGAAAGATACAATACTTTGTTCATTTTAAATTTTTACCTGGTTTAGGTTTCTATGGTTTTGGTTTAATTCATATGATTGGTGGTTTATCAAGAACTGCTACAGCTGCATTAAGACAATTACTCGATGCAGGAACTTTATCTAATTTACCAGCTGGATTTAAAATGCGTGGTATTAGAATTAGAGATGATGCACAATCAATTCAACCAGGAGAGTTCAGAGATGTGGATGCACCTGGTGGAAATTTAAGAGATTCATTTATGATGCTTCCGTTTAAAGAACCAAGTCAAACATTATTAAGTTTGATGGGTGTTGTGGTTCAAGCAGGTCAACGATTTGCTTCAATTGCTGATTTACAAGTTGGTGATGGTAATCAACAAGCAGCAGTAGGAACTACAGTTGCATTACTTGAAAGAGGTAGCAGAACTATGTCCGCTATCCATAAAAGAATTTACTCAGCTCTAAAAAATGAATTTAAAATTTTAGCTAGAGTATTCAAGTTATATCTACCACAAGAATATCCGTATGATGTCGTTGGGGGTCAAAGAATGATTAAACAATCCGACTTTGATGATAGAGTAGATATATTGCCAGTTGCTGACCCTAACATATTTTCTCAAACACAGCGTATCTCACTTGCGCAAACGGAACTCCAACTGGCAACCTCAAATCCACAGATGCACAACATGTATCAAGCATATCGAAATATGTATGAAGCATTAGGTGTAAAAAATATTGATCAGTTATTAATTAAACCAATGCAACCAATGCCAAAAGATCCGGCGTTAGAACACATTGATGCATTAGGTGGTAGACAGTTTCAAGCATTTCCAGGTCAAGACCATAGAGCACATATCACCGCTCACTTAAATTTCATGGCGACAAATATGGCAAGAAATAATCCTATGGTTATGGGTTCATTAGAAAAAAATATTTTTGAACATATTAGTTTAATGTCTCAAGAGCAAGTTGAGTTAGAATTTAGAGATGAATTACAACAGATGCAACAAATGCAAATGGTAATACAACAGAATCCACAGATGGCACAACAGATGCAAATGCAATTAATGATGATGACTCAAAGAATCGAGGCAAGAAAAGCACAATTGATTGCTGAGATGATGGAAGAATTTATGAACGAAGAGAAAAAAATCACTTCACAATTCGATAATGATCCAATTGCTAAACTAAGAGCAAGAGAATTAGACTTGAGAGCAATGGAAAATGATAGAAAAGCAAAAGAAGCTGATGAGAGAATCAATCTTGATAAGATGAAAACAATGATGAATCAAGCAAATCAAGATGAAAAACTCGAACAGAACGAAGAATTAGCTAAATTAAGAGCTAATACATCAATTGAAAAGACAATTTTAAGTAAAACTATACCAAATGTTGATTCAATGATGAAAAATCAACAAGGCATGATGCCAAATGTTAAAATAATGCGAGGTGGAAATGAATAAAGCACAGAAAAAAATAAGTAAAGTCATGAAAGAGTTCAAAAAAGGTGAATTGAACATTGGTGGCTCAAAGAAAAAAGTAAAATCTAAGAAACAAGCGATTGCAATAGCACTTTCTGAAGCTGGAAAGAGTAAAAAGAAGAGATAATTATGTTTCCTTGGTCAATAATTGGTACTGCACTTAAAACAGGCGCTGAAATTTATAAAAATAAGAAAAAATCTGAAATTATAATGTCAGAAGCAAGAATCGTCCATGCTGAAAAGATGAAACGTGGAGAAATTGAGTACAGTGGACAAATTGCTCAAAATCAAAAAGGAGACTGGAAGGACGAATTTGTACTTTTAGTATTGACATCGCCTCTGGCTATTTTATTTTATTCCGTATTTGCTGAAGATGAAGAGATACAAGCTAAATTAGATTTATATTTTATGAAACTTCAGGAAATGCCATGGTGGATCGTTTCATTATGGGTATCTGTCGTTGCA